TTGGTGATGCTGGTTCACTTTACTATGACACCGAGACAACAATCCTAAGAGAAGGTTTCTAAGATGGCACTATATGAACTGACAAGCGGTAAAGACTTTGTAAAGTTGGGCGACAAAGTTTTCAGTGAGTATGAAGAAGTCCCAAAGAATTCCTTTTCGTTCAATGATTGGTTAGAACAACATGTCCCTGAATACTCTGTAAAGTGGTGGGAAGATAAGGATGAGGTTAAGCCAAGGGTGTTGAACAAAGGGCTTCACGAGAACTTTGGTTCTAAGATAAACCTACGCTTAAGAGCCGCACTGTACAACACGTTCATCAAGGCGAATTTCCCTCGTGAGACTTACTTTGCTATTAGTCGTGAAGGTAGACACTGGAATACTTTCGCTCCACACATGGTAAATCATGCGTTAGAGAATAAGCACCTGATTGACCAAGCAGTTAAGGACAGAACGATCAACCTGATCCCACTAATGCTTGAGTTTCAGGAAGACCCACAGCAGCTACGTAAAAGATTTGGTAAAGGTTTGTGGAAACAACTGGCGCACACCTCAAAGACTAGGATGAAAATCCTTGCACCACTAATGAGAGAGACTCCAGAAGTTATATCTCTAAGAACAGGTATTCTACCTATATTATCTGCCTACTATCTACCATATGCTACAGGAGATATACCAATAATCGCAGCTAAAGTTGCCCCACGTATCAAAGACTTTGAGTATACACTTGGTATCATAAGAGATACTATGCGAATGGCTGACAGGGCTAGGGTTGAGGTAAACCCTAACTGGTCTTGGCGTAGGTGGAATGAAGAGCATGATCGTCTGTCATGGGATGTGGCACGTAAGGGTTACTCAAGTACAAAGTTTGCAGAAGATTGCGTCTTTACACACAGAGGTTATACCTTTACACTTCTAACTTCACAGGCTGATATTGCCGCAGAGGGTGTGCAGATGAAACATTGTGTAGCATCCTATGCACACACGGCTTCACAAGGTAAGTATGCTGTGTTCAAGATTGATGGTAAGGAGAGGGCAACCCTTGGACTTACTGTAATTAAAGGTGCAGCTTTACAGCAATGCTATGGCCCACGTAACCAACCTATATCCAGTGAACTCCGCGACACACTACCAGATCTTGTAAGGATGTATAATGATACTCTTCGCTTGAAAAAGTTCTAGAGGATTTGAGGAGACTTTCTTGATACTATTTGATTGTGAGACTGACGGACTGCTACGCCAAGCAACGAAAGTCCATGTCCTGTCGTGGACAACGGATGGTAAGGACTATCAGTCAACCAATAACTACAACGATATGCGTGACCTACTCACTAGTGCTGACAGCCTGATTGGGCATGATATCTGCCGCTTCGATGTACCTGTCCTAGAGAAAATCCTTGGCATCACCATCAAGGCTAAACTCTATGACACACTGCCTATGTCTTGGGTAATCAATACTGATCGTATGATCCACGGGCTTGAGTCCTTTGGTGAAGACTTTGGTATCCCTAAGCCTGTGGTTACAGACTGGGTTGGCCTAAGCTACGAGGAGTACAAGCATCGTTGTGAAGAGGATGTTAAGATCAACTGGATGCTGTGGCAGAACTTGCTCAAGCGGTACAAGATGCTGTACGGCAAGGACACAGAGACTATGGAGAAGTTCTTCCAGTATCTTACCTTCAAGATGCGTGTGGCACACAAGGCTAGTGCTGCTGGTTGGCGCATTGACAAGAAGCTTGTGACTGAATCTCTGGCTACGCTAGAGAAGCTGCAGTTAGAGAAGGTCGAGGAACTACGCAGTGTCATGCCTGATGTGGTTAAGTATGCCACCAAGTCTAAACCTGAGAAGATGACCAAGAAGGATGGGACACACAGTAAGGCTGCACTAGATTGGTTCAAGATACTCGAAGACAATGACCTACCCCTGTTCCATGAGGGTGATGTTACTGTAGTTAAGAGCGTGGAGAAGGCTAACCCTAACTCACCAGATCAGGTCAAGGACTGGCTGTTCTCCTTCGGGTGGGAGCCATGCACCTTTGACTACAAGACCAATGATGATGGTAGCGAGAGGCTTGTCCCGCAGGTACGTAAGGAAGGGGAGCTTGCACCATCTGTCCAACTACTCATTGAGGATCACCCAGAGGTGGGTGTTCTTGATGGCCTCACAGTCTTGCAGCACCGCAAGTCTATCTTCGAGGGTATGTTAGAGTCAGAGGTTGATGGGTACGTTAGTGCAGAGATTGCTGGCTTGACCAATACACTGCGCTTCAAGCATAAGAAACCACTGGTTAATCTTCCCGGAGTGGATAAACCTTGGGGTAAGGAAATCCGTGGTGCGCTTATTGCTGATGAGGGTACGATCATGTGTGGTGCTGACATGGTGTCCCTTGAGGCTACCACCAAGCGTCACTTCATCTTCCCTTATGACCCTGAGTATGTGGCAGAGATGTCAGTCGAAGGTTTTGATGAACACCTTGACCTTGCTGTACGTGCAGGCTACATCACTCGTGAGGACTATGAGTTCTACACACGGGCTGATGAGGAAACTGTCAATGATATCTCTCGCTTTAAGAGTATCAAGAAGACACGCAAGAAGTTCAAGCCTGTGAACTACAGCGCAGTGTATGGCGTAGGTAAGAGCAAGCTGGCTAGAACTACAGGCATGACAGTGGCAGAAGCTGGTGTGTTGCTTGAGGCATACTGGGAGCGCAACTGGGCAGTCAAACAGTTTGCTAAGGAACAAGAAGTGAAGACCTTGAACAAGCAGATGTGGGTGAAGAACCCTGTCAATGGCTTCTGGTATTCACTTCGTTATGAGAAGGACATCTTCTCTACGCTAAACCAATCCACTGGGGCATATTGCTTCGATCAGTGGGTGGCTCACTATCTGACCAAGCGACCTAACATCATTGGTCAGTTTCACGACGAGTCTATCAATCGCATTCCATTAGGTGAGGAGACAGAACATGAGTCAGTTCTCCGTTGGGCTATTGAGAAGGTGAACGAGAAACTTAAGCTAAACATCAAGCTGGACATTGATGTTCAATTTGGTATGCGCTACTCTAATATCCATTAAAGGAAAGATCATGGAAAAAGCTACTAAAGGACTAAAGAAGTTGACCAAACCAAATAGCATCCCCATGCGTAAGGCTGCTGGGGGTAAGGAGTTGGTTCGGGATAGCTCGAAACAAAGAAAATATCGTGTAGCAGGTGAGAAACCTCTTGCACAATAGGACTAACATCTGCTACAATTACATATTGCAAAGGAGCTACACATGGCAACACGTAAAGTAAAACTAACTGGACTTGCATATTGGTGCAAAGTGTTTGAGGATAACCGTGACTTGACTGGTTACGAGGGTGCGCTCAAAGATTCAGGTGGTCAATGCACCATCGACGTTGACTTGGACGAAGAGAGCATGGCCAAGCTGGCTAAGAGCAAGTCAATGCTCAAGGGTAAGCCTAGCCCTGACAATGATGGGCTAACTCGTGTACGCTTTAAGCGTAAGTGGGAAGAAGCCTATGCTGGCGGCGCACCTAAGGTGGTCAAAGAGGATGGTTCTATCTGGGACTACGACGAGGATGGTTCTATTGGTAATGGTTCTACTGTGGATGTCATCCTGAATGTCTATGATACTTCTCGTAAGAACATCATTGGTACTCGTCTTGAAAAGGTTAAGGTTACTAAGCACGTAGAATATGTCCCAGACGAAGACGAAGAGGACGAGGCTCCAACACCACCACCAAAGACAGCAGCCAAGTCACCAGCTAAGACAGCACCTAAAGTTTACACATTCGAAGATGATGATGAGATTTCATTTTGAGTTCTCAACTTGTAACTGCCTTTAGGGACAGCATAGGAGTATTACTTCCTGACAATTTTCGTTTGACTGACCTTTACACATCTAACTCAAAAAAGTGGGTTCTTACAGAAGTTCTAGAAGGTAAGATACTTGCGTCAACCTATCCAACAAATCTTCCTTGGTGGTGTGCCACAAGCTTTTTTAAGAAGGGTGTAGGTGAGTCAATAGGTCTTTGTATAACAAAAGGTACTATTTGCTTTGCAACGATGCTTCCAAGTGACATTACCTTAGAGGTAATATCTAGAGTATCTTTAAGGGTCAGGGATAACGTAGTTCATTACGCAGGAGCTAAACCACCAAAATGAAAACATTGGACACACTGGTAGACGATATCTACAGGGTTGTCGAAGGTAAAGGGGGATGGGATTATGTATCTACACAGTTCCTGTCTTCCTCTATTGCTGCTGTTGCAGAGGCTAGGTTTTCCCAAGAGCAAGTACCACGGGATTACCTAAGCCTCTCTGGCATTGGCTCACCTTGTGACAGGAAACTTTGGTATAAGATCAACCAAAGCAAAGACTCCGAACCACTGCGGGCAGAAACTCTAGGTACTTTCTTCTATGGTGATCTGCTCGAAGCCTTGATCCTAGCACTCGCTGTAGCCGCAGGGCATAAAGTAGAGGGTATGCAGGATCGTGTTGACGTGTTTGGTGTGAGTGGACAACGTGATGCTGTCATTGATGGCGTTACTGTTGATGTGAAGTCTGCCTCTGAGCATGGGTTTAAGAAGTTCAAGAAACATAACCTACGTGAAGAAGACCCATTCGGGTATATCAGTCAGCTTAGTTCTTATGTTTATGCAGGGAAAGATGACCCACTTGTTAAGAATAAAACAGAGGGTGCGTTTCTTGTAGTTCAAAAGGATAGGTTCAAACTATGCCTAGACAAGTATGACTTTACGAAAGAACTTAAGGGTAAAGAACAGGAGATTAAACGTGTTCAAAGTCTTGTTGCTGGCCCTATACCTTCGGATAGGCTACCCCCTGTACCTCAGTCCAAAACTTCTGAGAACACTCAGCTATCCACCACCTGTGGTTATTGCGAATTTCGTAAGGTTTGTTGGCCAGAGGCAAGAACTTTTCTATACAGCACAGGGCCAGTATACCTTGTTGATGTCATCAATGAACCTCGTGTAACGGAGTGGATTGAGTGACAAGAGCAGCTAAACAAAAAGGTAGGCTTGGACAGAACGAAATCAGGGACAAACTTCTTGAGGTCTTCCCTGAGTTTGAACCTGATGATATCAAGTCAACAACAATGGGTGACGGGGGAGAGGACATTCAGCTTTCTCCCGCTGCCCGCAAGAAGATGCCAATCACCATTGAAGTCAAAAGGCGTAAGTCTGGGATGAAGATGCAGTATGACTGGCTTGAGCAAGCTAAACGACATGGTAAGGGTGAGCCAGTACTTTTCTTTAGGGCAGATCGTTCTGAATGGATTGTAATGGTGGGCTTAGAACATTACATGGAACTCCTAAAGAAGTGGAAACAAGATGTTTAACTGGTTGAAAAAATGGGCTATGGATGTGTTTGACCTACAAATGATTGAACCTATCCCTAGTAATGATGCACAAATCTGGAGCATTGTTGAAGGTGCTAGACGTGCAGAAGACTTGGATGATGAAGAGCTAGATGGGCTTGATGTATCTGATACTGCGGTACGTTTGGTTCTAAAGATTTCAGTAGGTTCAGATGTGTTTGACATTGAGGCTTGGTTCGAGAATTATGGTGAAGCTAAACATATCATTGACCACTTCAATACCTCTATCGAACCACTACCTATGAACCTAGGGGAGTTCCACGAGTATGTCTAAGACAGTAGTAGTCTATTCCTGTGCGCACTCTGACCCTGATGTCAGCAACACCCGCTTCAAAGCATTGGGTAAGTTCCTGTATGACTTGAAGCCAGACATGGTGTTTGATCTAGGTGATGGTGCAGATATGCGTTCGCTCAATACCTATGATGAGAGATACCCCAAAGCAATTTCATCACAGAACTACGAGCGTGACATTGAGTGCTACAACCAGTCCCAAGAATACCTGCGGGAACCCTTTAAGCATCATCGTAAGAAACGTCCATACTGGGTAGGCTTTGAGGGCAACCACGAGCATCGTATCAAGTCTTACCTAGCTAAGAACCCACGTAGTGAGGGTGAGAAGTTTGGGATTTCTTTCAGTCACCTTGATACAGATCATTGGTTTGATGATTACCATGAGTATGAGAATGGTGGGCCAGCAGTTGCTATGTATGACGGAGTAGCCTATGCACACTACTTTACATCTGGTAATTCCCCTACTGCAACTGCTGGTATTCACCATGCACACAGCGTGATCCAAAACCTAAGCTGCTCTGCTACCTGTGGACATTCCCACAAACGTGACCTACACTTCAAAGACTCAGCATTGCCACGAGGTAACATCGGCCTAGTGGTAGGTTGCTTCAAGGGTGCAGAGGAAGACTGGGCTGGTCAAGCTAATAAGGGCTGGTGGCATGGCGTTGTAGTTAAGCGAGAGTTGGCTAATGGTATGTATGAACCAGAGTTTGTATCTCTTGCGCAGATTATGAGAGCGTATCAAGAATGAACTACCTAAGTCTTGCACCCAGAGAAGAGTTGTTATATAATCTCTGTGTGCTTCATGCAGAAGGTGGCCATGTCAGAGATATATTGGGAACAAGAAGTATCGGCATGGCAGAGTTTAAGTTTCTTCTTAAGTATGCTTTTAGCAATAAAGACTTTGACCCTGTTGTAGTAACAGATCAGTATAACCTCTGGTTGGAAACCTGCCCAGTAAAAATTTGGGGTACCTTATTAGAAATCTTTAAGGTTCTCCCAGAGTCCTTTTGGGCTAGTCTACAAATGAAACCTGCAAGTTTTGGTCAAATTTTACCTAAGGTAAAAGTCGCAGAGGTTAACGTACCACCTGCACTTGTAGAAGCTTTATGTTATTATTACTGGGGAAGATTCAAATGAGGTACGAGATTACGTTAGTTGTCAAGGTTGATAAAGATGCTGACTTCGCAGGTACTGACGATGAAATGGATAACGTCTACAGCCTTGTAGAATCAGCTATCCTAGACCTTGATGATTTTAAACTACAAACACTAGAAGTATTGGAGTACGACTAATGACACAAGAAGAAGTAATGACACATGAAAACTATATGGTTGCACAGTTCATCAGAACTTTTAAGGCATCCCTAGATCTACGCCTGTGGGTTAAACTCATGCAGGAAGAGTTGAGTGAGTATAGTACTAGTGTATATGGCAGTGAGAATGCGTTGAAGGAGATTGCAGACTTACTGTATGTTCGTACTGGTTTTATCTTGGTACTTGGTGGCGGTGTTGGAGAAGGTGTTATCAGTGAGGAAGAAGAGCAAGAGTGGAAAGATTTGCTACACAATGTTAGTGAAGCTTTTGTATTAGCAGAAAAACAGTTTAGCACTGCAACAATCTGGGAAGCCTTCAAGCGTGTACACCTCAGCAATATGTCTAAGTTGGGTGAAGATGGTAAGCCTATCCTTCGTGAGGATGGTAAGATCATGAAGGGGCCAAACTATAAGGAACCATACTTGACAGACCTTCTAGAAGATAGTACTATTGCATGACAGTCGAAGAGCTAATCCGTAAGCTTGAGAAAATTAAAGACAAGAGTGTACCTGTAGTACTAGTCGAGTGGGAGATACAAAATCCTCTATCTAAGAAGGATGAGTTAACTCCTGACAGACTACTAATGCAGGCACATCGTGTTGCAATCTTAATTGACTAAGGGGTGAACTTTATGACTAAGAGAGTCAGATACTATTACCCTCAAGACATCTCTTTTAGTATTGTAGGAGGTAAACGTGTTGCTTCTGTAAACTTTAACTTACCTCAAACGTGGACTGAGGAAGCTACTCAAAGGGCAAAGGATGACTTCATAGACGGTTGGTGCATAGCTAGACGCGCTTATGAGAAAGTCCAAGAAGAAAAAATATTTGCAACTACTTACCCTTATATCTATGAGGAAAGAGTAGAACAACAGAAGCAGTATGCCGAATGGAAAGTCTGGATGTTAAACCTTATATCCTCTGGGATTTTTGTGAATACACCTGAGTTTCGACTTGCAAAGAGTAATTATAAAGGTAAACTTTTCTAAACATAATAGAGTTCAAAATGAAAGAAAGAAGAGGTACTAATGGGAGAATTACCCCGTAGAAGTTATCGGGCAGAGGAAGCAGAAAAGACAGAAATTCGACTACTCCGCTTTACTATTGTGTTTTTCGTCGTAGGTATTTCGGGTATATTTTTCTTACCTGCGGGGTCTGGTCTTATTATCCCTTTAATTATTCTAGCCCCACTTTTACTAACTGCTTTGTGGGGGATTGTCTTTCCTGTCAAATCTTCTTATGAAATTAAGTGGGCAAAAGAGTTAGAAGAAAGAAGGAAGCGGTGGGGTTTTGATGAATAAGTTACTTAACAATAGTTGGACAGTACGTTGGCTACGCTATCTAAATACTTGGCGGGCGCATCGTAGGATTGTCAAAGAGTTGAATGCTTTGGACGATAAGACACTACGAGATATCGGTATCAATCGCTGTGATATCGACACACTAATCTGGTTGGAATTTGATAAAGAAAGACGAGGCACTAATGCGAAATAAGGATGAAGAGTGGGCTAAACTTCTTGGTGCTGGTGCAGCATCTATTACTATTATCCTGCTTTCTGCAGCTATTATCTACGGGTATGTCTTGAACGTCATTACCGTAGTAGTTGACATTGACACAATGTCTACAGGAGAAGCAGTAGTGCGCTCTCTTGGTATGCTACTTGCACCTATTGGTGGAATCATGGGGTACTTCTAATGGGTGAGACAGTGACAATCTCAAAGGAAGAGTATGATCAGCTAGTGGAAGACAGAATCTGGTTGGAATGTTTACAAGCTGCTGGTGTAGATAACTGGAATGGGTATGATTATGCCATTGAACTATTTAATAAGGAACAAGAATGAATAACTACCTACCTACAGACTATCAGTCTTTTATTGCAACCTCACGCTATGCCCGCTGGCTAGAGGAACAAGGTCGTCGTGAGAACTGGGGTGAAACAGTTGACCGATACATGAAGAATGTAGTGTCACCCTTGACCTTTGCATCTGATCTTAAGGTTTACGGAGATATTGAACAGGCTATCCTTAGCCTAGACATTATGCCTTCTATGCGGGCTGTTATGACTGCTGGCCCTGCGCTGGATCGTGATAACACTGCGGGATACAACTGCTCGTATATGCCTGTAGATGACCCTAAAGCTTTTGACGAAGCTATGTTCATCCTGCTGTGTGGCACTGGTGTAGGCTTCTCTGTGGAGCGTCAGTTCATCAGCAAGCTCCCAGAAGTACCAGAGAATATGTACCAGTCCGAGACTACTGTTGTGGTTAAGGACAGCAAAGAAGGCTGGGCTAAGTCACTACGACAAGTGATTGCCTTGTTGTACTCTGGTGAAATCCCTAAGTGGGATGTGTCTCTGGTTCGTCCTGCTGGTGCTAAGTTGAAGACCTTTGGTGGTCGTGCATCAGGCCCAGCGCCTCTGGTTGACCTGTTTCAGTTTGTTATCAGTAAGTTCAAGGAAGCCAAGGGACGTAAGCTATCTTCTATCGAATGCCATGACATCATGTGTAAGATTGGGGAAGTTGTCGTAGTTGGTGGTGTTCGTCGTAGTGCTATGATTTCTTTGTCTAACTTGTCAGATGATCGTATGCGTTATGCTAAGTCTGGTAATTGGTGGGAGAACAACCCTCAGCGTGGTCTGGCTAATAACTCTGTTAGCTATACTGAAAAACCAGATGCTGTGAGTTTCCTTCGTGAGTGGACTGCACTTGTGGAATCAGGTTCTGGTGAGCGTGGCATCTTCAATCGTCAGGCATCCAAGAAGCAGGCAGCAAAGAATGGTCGCCGCAAGACTGACTTTGAGTTTGGCACTAACCCATGCTCAGAGATTATCCTGCGTCCCTATCAGTTCTGCAATCTGACGGAAGTTGTTGTACGTGCTACGGATACGATCAAGACACTGGAAGAGAAGGTTCGCCTTGCCACCATCTTGGGTACGATCCAGTCAACCTACACCAAGTTCCCCTACTTGCGTAAGATTTGGCAAACCAATACAGAAGAAGAACGTCTGCTTGGTGTGTCTCTGACGGGGATCATGGACAACCCCCTGATGACTACAAAGAATGCTGGTCTATCTCAAACCCTGGAGCATCTGAAGAATGTTGCAATTACTACTAATGCTGAGTGGGCTGAACTGCTTGGGATCCCTGTTGCTGCTGCGATTACTTGCGTTAAACCATCGGGGACAGTCAGCCAGTTGGTTGATAGTGCTAGCGGTATCCATGCACGTCACAGCGAGTATTATATTAGGACTGTTCGTGGTGACAATAAAGACCCTCTAACGCAGTTTATGAAAGACCAAGGTATCCCATCTGAACCTGATGTGATGAAGCCTACACAGACCACCGTGTTCAGCTTCCCAATGAAGGCCCCAGAGGGTGCAGTGGTAACGGCTGACCTTAGTGCTATTGACCAGCTAGAGATGTGGTTGGCCTATCAGCGTCATTGGTGTGAGCATAAGCCTTCTGTTACTATTAACGTGAAGGCAAGCGAGTGGTTCGAGGTAGGTGCTTTTGTTTACAAGCACTTTGATGAAATGTCTGGCGTATCCTTCTTGCCATACAATGAGCATACCTACCAGCAAGCACCTTATCAAGAGATTGGTAAGTCCGAGTATGAGAAACTACTAGCTGTTATGCCAGTAGCTATTGACTGGGCCAAGCTTGCAGACTATGAACAGGAAGACAATACCTCTGGCTCACAGACGATGGCTTGCTCTGGTGATGCTTGTGAGATTGTTGACTTGACCTAACTGTTACAATACCTAGGACAGGATTAGTTTTTGTCCTAGGTTTCATATCAAAGGAAATAGAATGACCAAAGGCGAATACCGAGTAGGGATCAACTTCAACCCTGCTAATGATGATATGGTTGGTAGGATCAAGCGGGCTGCTGCTGACCTGATTGATTTGATTGAAAGTGTTCTTGCTCAAACAGCAGATTCCGTACCTGAAACACAGCGACTCAAAGCTTTGGCACAAACCGAGATTGAGAGTGCTGCTATGTGGGCGGTGAAGGCAGCTACAAAACCTAGCTGGGAATAAGGATAAACGTCTGACCCCACAGAAATGTGGACTCTGTGGATGTTACACAGTGAGTAGGGTTGATCGCCTACAAGGTAATTGGGATAGGTCACAGCTAGTGCTTATTGTACTTGTCTGGCCTAGGGTTATAGCGCCCCTCGTCCTACCTCTAGAACATAACAAGGAGTTAACGTGTACACAATTATTGGAAGACCTGACTGCCACTGGTGTGACAAAGCTAAGCAACTGCTTACAGAAAAAGGGCGAGAGTTTCAGTACATCGACTGCACTGAGAATACTTGGGTAGTAGCTATCATGTTGAAAGGCGGATACCGAAAGGTTCCACTGGTTATTCAACATACCGAAGTCATTGGTGGTTATACAGAGCTAGAAGAGATGTTTAAGGAACTGGCGGATGGATGAGGGTAAGCCTAAGGGCAAACGAGTGAGTCGCTACAAGAATGCACCAGAGGAAGCTGCTGTCCGTACTGTAAAGCTTGTTGCTATGAATGATACACAGCAGCGGTATATCTCTGCGCTACAATCCCACAATCAGATCATTGTGACTGGCTTTAGTGGCACAGGGAAAACTTTCATTGCCGCATCCCATGCAGCTAACCTGTATGCTAATCGAAAGATTGACCGTATCATTATCACTCGACCTAATATTGCTGTAGGTAAAGACCTTGGATATCTTCCCGGAACTCTTGAAGAGAAGTACACCCCGTGGATCATGCCCGTGCTAGACGTGCTGGAACAACAGCTAGGTAAGAATGTTGTAGAGACGGGGATGAAGAATGGTAACATCCAGATGGTTCCCCTCTCTGTTATGCGTGGGCGTAGCTTCAATAAGTCTTTCATTATTGTGGATGAAGCACAGAACCTTACGATCCATGAGATGAAAATGCTCTTGACTCGTGTGGGTAAAGAATGTACTATTGTCATCAACGGTGATATCAAACAGAGTGACATCAATCAACAGAGTGGTCTTAGTAAGATTCTGCATCTAGCTAAGAAATACAACATGGATATCCCAACCATTGAGTTTGGTGTTGATGATATTGTTCGTAGTGATATCTGTAAGCAGTGGATTATTGCATTTGAAACGGAGAAGTTATAATGGCTAAGTGGCATTTTGAAACTGATGAAGAAGAAGCACAGTCAGACAATGTTAATCACCCAAAGCACTATGGTCAGGGTGAGATTGAGTGTATTGACTATATTGCGGACTTCCTGACATATGAAGAGTATATCGGGTATCTGCGAGGTAACACTGCAAAGTATCTACATCGTTGGCGCTATAAGAATGGCCTAGAAGACTTGAAGAAAGCACAGTGGTATCTGGCAAGGCTAGTTGAAGAGGTGGACAATGAAGAAAACAACCCTGATAAAACCTAACGAGAAGTCTGTTGGGGTGGTCAAAGTGAATACAATGCTTGAAGAAGAAGCCAAGCAGTTCACCGCTAAGAAGAAGTTTGGTGGCCCACCTAAACCTATGACATCCCGAATCTACTTAATGGGGATGGCAATGAATGCCCTGCTGTCTAGGTCTACGGGCATGGTACGTAGGGATGATATCAAGCGAGAGGCAGAGGAGTGGGCTGACTTTATGCTTGAGGACTAAACTTAAAGGGAGCCTTTCGGCTCCCTCTCTTTATTCATTCTTCGCGTTGACGACTTCTTCTCGGTACTTAATGGCAGTTGCTACGGTATCCAGTTCGCTCTCAGAGAGTTCATCTATTCCCCTCGTGATCCCAAGATCATCAAGGATTCTCTGTACAGTTACTCTGGACGTATTAGAAATCTGTAACATCTTTAGTAGCGCACGATCACCACTCTTAGCTGCTACACTACCCATATACGTCTTTGTAGCCTTAGTTGCTTTCTCTACCAAATCTTTAACCTTGTTCTGCTTGTACTCAAGGTCACCATCCCTAAAGGATTTAGATGCCCATAGCTTCACAGCCCCATCATCAACAAGTTGATTCCACAACTGATCGTATCTATTATCCGCTGCCTCAGACTGCGAAGACATACTCAACGTCCAGCTAGGGCGACCAATAGCATTCATCACTTGCTCTGTAGCAGTAAGTCTAGACTCACGAGTCGTAGAGATAAGCTTTGAGATGTTCTGTCTTGGCTGACCCTCTGCTGCTGAGTAAGCTGGCGGCATAGTGTTACCACCTACCAACAACGCATAGCCTTGGTCAATGTATCTCAGAGCGTTGTTAAAGGCTTTTGGCCCCTGCTTGCGGTCAGGTACATAGAACTCCTCATCACGAGTAAGCCCAATCAAAGCATTGATAGGTTCCAGTGGACGAGTAGCACCAGATACAGCCTGTGAGGCAATACCCCCAAGAGCTTCTTGTAGTGCCTTAGCTAAGTCTGGCCCCTCTTCTGACAAGAGAGCGTTTGCAATATTACCTAGACCTGAACCTGCATCCCCAAGCTGACGGGTAAGCTGACCAATACCAAACTGTTCAGCAAACTGTACACCCAATTCACTTGGGATACCTTCACCACGGGAGAAGTGTGCAACAGTACGAGCTAACGCCTTATACAGACCATAAGGAAACTCATACCTCTCATCAATTACAGCACCAGTTTCTTCATCAATCTCTTCACTCCACCCAAGCCCAAGATCAATGTAACCTTGTTCCCTTTGAGCAAGCGTACCGATTAGTCCCCAAGTTACTACACCACGGGCAAAAGTTTCAGAGAAAGGTGTACCTTCCTTCTTACCCATAATATGACTAAGCATTGGCCCTACAGCCGTTGTCTCATAGGCTAAGGCTACTGTGTTATTAAAGAAACGACCAAAGGGTACAAGCAGACCAATACCGGGAAAAGAACGGGCATCCTCAATGACGCCAGCAATTTCACCTATAAGACCTTCACCCTTGTAAGACTTCGAGAAGACTGCCTTCATGGCACTATCAACAGCCATAGCCTCTAGTTTTACATAGCGTTCAGATACCATATTTGCAGTATGCTTAGGATCAGACATAAACTCATTGTAAGACATACCAAAGCCACCCTCATCAAGAGGACGACGAATCAACTTATCCATCTGTGCGAAGAACTCAAGAGACTTTGTGAGTGCATCCTGTGCGCTGCCTAGGGAAGCACGTTGAACAAGGTCTACTACTTGGTTTGCTTTAAGAGTAGTGAGAGGAGTCTCAGGATCAAAACCCTTAGATACTTTCTTTAAGTCTTCTACACCACCGGGAAGCAATGCAGTTAGTTCACGCACAGCTTGAGGACGAGCTTGAGCATAACGGACGAACTGGTCATACGTAGTGTTAATGTCTAGGACATTCTTAAGCTTAGTCTTCTGGTTTTGTAGTAGGTTAAGCGCAGTGATACCAGCCTTTTTGGCTTCTGCAGGTTTATATGCTAGGTACAACCCAGCCTTCCCACCCATAAGAACAGCACGAGCTACATCAGATGCACTGTTTAGGGTAGTCATTGCAGCATAACCAGTTACGTTCATTGCTGTCGTTGATAAGTTAGATACCATCAGACGGATGATATTGTTCTGTAGGTCTGGTAGGTTACGGTTGACTGTATCATCCACAAACTTACTGATCCTAGTTTGAACAGCAGAAGGTTGATAACCACCACCACCGACAATAGCAGATATGTAGTCGTCTACTGTACGACCCTCTAGGTTACCACCAAGGATAGCTGCAACTTGACTTGCAGCATTCATAACCTTGGCACTATCACTCATCTTCTTCTTGAAAGTATCTGCAAGAGCTTCAATAGTAAGCTTCTTACCTTCGGCCATCTTGATGCCAGTGGCTTTTGTAAAGTCTTTTAGAAATTGCTTGGCATCCTGTGGATCAGCTTTCTTCATAATGTCGCCAATCCAGTTAGATACTTTATCCTCTGGGCTGCGTCTAATCCATGTGTACCCATCTTCGAGAAGAACTTGTGAAAGCCCTTTAAGACCTTTATCTTTATTACCAAGCATCATCGTAATAAAAAACTCGGTATCTAGGTCTTGTAGTTCTTTTCCTTTAGCTATATCTGCTAACCAGTTTCCTTGTGCAGGAGAAGGGGCGGAGCTAATAGGTGCTTGAGTTACAAACTGTCCTAGAGCTTTATGACCCGTAAGGTTTGTCTTCAATGCGTCAGGGGCTTTCAAACCAGATGCACCAGTACCAATATTACTTGCAGCACCAGCAAGACCACCAGCCACAAGACCTACGACAGCAGACAACCCAGTCTGATAAACATCATACTCATCTTGTACTTTAGTACGAAGCATTACGTCTTGATATAGGTAATCAGTACCTGCCGCAACAGCAGACTCAAAGGTACCCATGATCGCAGCCTCTTTAAGGGCCGTGCTTGTAGTCATACGCTGTAAGGTAGTCTTTGCTGCTTGCTCTACAGCTTGTCTCTTTGCAATACTTGTAGAGGTCTTTTGTGCTTCCATCTTTGCCGCACGAGCCAAAACTTTCTGACCAGTTTTCAAGGCAATTTCTTTGGTGACACCTTTCGCAAGACTTTTCTCATAAGCACGTTTAGCTGCAATCAAAGCAATTTGAGAACCCGCACGGAAACCTGTACCTGTAGCAACCTTACCAATAAAACCACCTAGTAGGTTAATAGGGTCGACTACAGCAGAACGGGTAAAGTCCCATACAGTTTCAGCTTTCTCCCCTAAGGTAGTATCCCCAAAGACACCTTGCATATCTTGGTAGATTTTGTAAGCCTCACCAGCAGTGGCCATACGTTCTTCATCATCGTCAATCTCATTAAGATAGACGAACTCATTAACTGTACGTACAGAGTTACCACCCTCAAAGCCACGCATATTATTCGTGTACTTCTCAACTACATCCGCACGATCCAAGCTCTTGATGTGTTCACCAAAACGGTCAATCATATACTTTTGAATAGGTAGGAAGAACTGATCCTGCACCAGATCATTCTCAGAGAATACTGGGGGAGCAGCAGCAGGTACTTCTTCGGGAGTTGTTACTAGGGTAGTTGGTTTAGGGGGAGAGAACTTGCTATCTAAGTCTTGCAGCACAGAGCTATACTTACTCTCTACTGTAGGTGGCGGTACGGCAGAAGTTGTGGGTTCAGCAGGTGCGGTAAACTGCGTATCCAACTCAGACAAAAGGTCTGTATATTTGTCAGCCATTAGTTCAGACCCCATTGCTGTAGTCTTGCAGCCGCCCCATCTCTATCAGCCTGACTTGCCTCTGGGTCTGCTAGGATATCTCGAAGTTGAGACTCTACAGAATACATTGTACTGAATTGAGCAAACTGAGGGTCACCCTTAAAGTTTTGGATGTAGGGGTTGTCAGTATTTAGCAGAGTCTTGTACACATCGTAGCCGTATGTGTTTTGAAGTTCCATACGTTCAACGCTATTTTCGTCTTTGTACCCAGCTATCTTAGTTTCTAGGTCAGCAACTTCAGTAGGCTTGCCCCCGCCCTCTTGAGCTTTCAAATCAAGCAGTGCTGTTTGAGCCTGTCTCAGTACAAGTTGGTCAAACATTTTCCGACCTTCTTCTAATTTCTTTGGGTCAGCAACACCATATGCACTTGGTTTAATGGTTACATAGGCACCACCACCTTGAGTACTGGTAAGGTTTAGGGCAGCTTCTTGGTATACAGCAGGATTAGAAACATCTAGTGTCATAAGGTCATCTACAGAAAGGGTAGCTGGGGCCACTGTGTCTGTCTCACTATCATAAATTGTAAGCACATCAAACAAGTTTTGACCTTGCAAAGGTGGTGCATCTACCCCTGCTTTTGCCCTCTCTATCTCAAGAACATTGACTTGCTCTTCAAGTTGAGCAGCTAGTGCTGGGTCTTTCAGCAAAGCTTGCGCTCTTGGATCGGTCAAATCCTCTTCCCCAAACCTAGAATAAAAGGCTTGTGCTTGGCCAGTTAATGCACTGCTTGCTGCTACATCTTGTCCTCTTGCAACGATAAGTTCAAGAAGTTTATCCCTACGCCCTTCAACAAGCTGCTTTTGATACATCTCCCTCTGGAAAGCACGGTCTGCTTCCGCAGAAGTCTCTGCAGATTTCTTATCAAGTACATAAGTCAAGCCTTCGTTCATACCCTGCCAAAAACCCATTATCTACCTCCTCTTGACATCAGACCCTTAGGCTTTTCTTTAACCACTTGCTTCTCTACAGGCTTTTCTTGAGTAGTCTCTACAGCTACTGCTGGTGGCATCTCTTTAAGCATCTTCTTAGCAAGGCCAGAGGTTTTAACTTTCTTGTATTCAGTTTTTTCTTCTTTGTTCTCAAAGCCATCATCAGGATTAAGACCATAAGCAATAGCACCTTGCTTAATAAACTCATGTACAACAGGTGCAACCAACAGCGCAACATCAACAGAATGCATACCTTTAGATACAGCACCACGCATGATCCCCGTGGTGATACTCTTTAGGTCTAAATCATCTACCTCAATAAGGTCGAGGATACCATCAAACATTTCTGGCTCAGAGATACGTGCCAAGTGCATCTGGATAGCTTCTTCTGGGTCAGTAATCTCTGGTGGTCGTTCCCAAGGAAAACCTTTAGGTTCTGTAGTCAGGGATTGACCGGGGATAGGTGCATTAAACATATCCATACTTATTCTCCAGACATTGCATTATATCTACGCAGCCAGTCAGCCTGATATCTTTCAGCCGTAAGACCTTTATTGACAGCCAAGGCTTCTTCACTCATTGACCCTGCAGCATTACCTGTGTACCAAACAACAGGAACTTTTGTAACATCGTTATTATTTTCAGCTAGGATATCCGCAACATACTTTGCAGCTACAATATCTTGGATGTCAGAAGGCGCTTCTTTAGCAGACTTGTACTCTGTACCTACACCATACTTACTCGAAAGACTTTTCCAAGTGCTGTCAATGAATTGGTACCCGCCAGAAGCAGAGCCTGCTTTGTTCTGTACACTATAATCTCCCCCAGACTCTTTACCTTTGATAGTCTCAAGAATACGTCTAATACCCTTATCACTAACGTCAGCAGAGATAGAACCTGCAAGCGAACCTGAAGTCTTATTAGCAGGTGATCCCGCAGAGGGGGTTGTCATTTGCTGTCTTTGTGCTGCAACAGGGGCAAATACATCTCGTGCAAAACTCATATATTGAGGCAAGAGTTCATCATAGCCCGCAAGCTTTTGTTCTGTAACAGCCATACGAGAGGCAAGACCGCCCCCAGTCTTTACCTTACCCCCAGCGGAAGCTGTATCTCTAATCCTGTTAGCGAGGGAAGAGGCTGTCATGTAGCTCTTACTATAGTCCATCATTATCCCTTAGTGTTAGAAGCCAAATATAAGTTTAGTAAAGAATGCAGCTTTACCAGCACTTTCTGTAGCCTTCTCTTTTTTATCTGCAAGCAAAAACTCTGCTGCCCTGTCCTTCTCAGACTCTAGTGCAGTAAAAGCAAAAGCCATAACATCCCGTTCTTTCTGCCAGATTTGGTCTAGTGCCAAGGCAGTAAGGTTATTTTGAGTTTTAGCTGCTTCCATATTGGCAGTGTTCTTTGCAGCAGTATTTATTGTGGCTACGTTCTGTCTCCACTGGGCGTTAGCCTGAGCAATCACCAGAGAGTTGGTAGCATTAAACTGATCACGCTGTGTTTCCAACTGAGCATTGAACTTCTTTGTAGCATTAGTCTCACCAGCGTTAAACTGCTTAATAGCATTACTCTGTTCAGCATTAAACTGACTCACACGGCTGGTTAGGTCTGCAAAGAATTGGTTAGTCTGGTTCTCACTCGAAGCATTAAACTGACTTGCAGCATTCTTTGCCGCTTGATCTGTAAGTAGTGCTTGGATGTTAGACTGCGCACGGAACAGAGATGTTTGTTGTTCATTACTAACATTCGTCAAGTCCATCTGCAGGAACGACTGTGCATTCTGAACAGCAGCCTGTTGACGGTTACTTAGGTTAGCTACATCAAGGTTAGCAAGGGCAGCAGCTTGTGCCATAACCATTGCTTGACGATTGTTCAGATTCTCCAAGTTTACCGTGTTAACAATACGGCTATTCTCCATCGCAATGTTTTGTTCTGCGGTGAAGTTCATGTTAGCAATGTCTGAAACCTTAGCGGCATTCATAACACGAGTCTGGAAGTTCTGATCAAACTCTTGGCCAAGGAAAGTAGCACGTTGTTGAGCAGCGAAGAGCGCAGTCTGTTGTCTATTGGATAGGTTCTGTGCTTCAAACTGTGCAAAGGTACTAGCATCAACCTGAGCAATAGGTAGCGCAGACTCCATAGCAGCCTGAATAACAGCCTGTCCAGCCAGAGATGATGCACCAAGACCACGAGCAGCTAGAGTAGCGTTAGCAGCCCGCATAGCCCCTGCAGCCCATGCTGGTGTATTACCACCCTCGAACTGTTGCATCAAACCTTCAAGCTGACCTTGTACAGTAGCCTGCTTAGTAGGGGTAGCTTCTGCTGCCTGAATGCTCTCAGCTAGTTTATTCACCTTGGCAGCATCTACAGCAGAGCCAGAAATTAGTTCTCCCTCTTCTACCTTACGCTGCACTGGGTTATCCATAAGGATACCTTTACCCTGTTCAGCCTGAAGACCTTCTAAAGAACTTTCAGTTTGTTGTGCAGCTTGAACTGTAGCACCCTCAGACACAGTGCCAGTAGCAGCTTCAAGGTTAGCTGTTTCTTTCTTAACCTCAGGGGCAGCAGTGACAGCTTCAACAAGGCTAGTAGGAGTAACCACAGGCTTTGCAGCTTCTTCTACATTAGTTACTGTTGTAGCCTCTACTGTTGGTGCAGCTTCAACCTGACCTGTATCAGTGCTAACCAAGGTATCAGGGGTAACGTCAATATTAGCTACCTCAGCTTCAGTGGTAAGCTTCTCTGGGTCATTGATAATTGCTTGGGAGAGTTTGTCACCAGCAGCTAAGCCACCTTTGGCCAGACCTGCACGTTTCTTAACGACACGAGAGAACTTACCCATACGTGCTGCTGCGCCGGGATTGGACGATAGGAAAGCTTCCATCATCTTAGGGTCTGTTGGCCCGTCATAACCCATTTGTTTAAGCAAGTTATGTTGCTGTTGGGGATTGAAGTCCACTCTATGTCTCCAGAAGTTTGTTGTATCTTACACTAAAATAAGTTTAACTGCAAGTGTTTTATTAATTCGGGTAGGGGTAACGAGCTTTAATCTCTTCAATCTTAGCAAGCCATTCTTCCTTAGTTGCCTCACCCCGCAACATCTGCATAGCAATAGGATCAGCCTCTGCTGAATAAGCTGCTTGTCGGTTTGCCTCTTGCTGTTCCCGTGTAGGGAGTACGGGGTCAGGGTAGACAGTATCGTCTGGAACCTGTGTGATTTCACCTGTCTGTACGTTAACTATCGTTCTCATCTTTTATTCCCAAGAAATGGTTGAGGTTCCAGCATCAAAAGAGTTTCCGCCTGCGCTTAGTCGCACTTGGGTTAGCGTTTGGGATAGAGCTTTTGTCCCACCTACGGCATGTGTAAAAGCGCCATCTGATCTCCCTAGTACCCCGTTAAATGCCCAAAGATTTGTGGAGGAATCCATCAAGTCAAACACAACACTACCATTGTACACAGATGATGCAGCAGATGATGTAGAGAATGATACCCCAGTTGAAAAATTCGCATTAGCTGGGGAAGGTGCTATTACACCCACTGACCCAACATAACCGCTTGTCTCAATACCACCTGCATCCCCAAGTTGAATTAAGGGGACACCTGTACCATTGGTAGATAATCCGTTAACTGTCACAGTCACGCGACGAGCAGTAGATGGAATACCTGTAAAATCTACACTTGTGCTTGACAACGAGGTTAATGAAGAGCTGGTTGGCATTAACAAGGTTTGACTACCCACAACGATTGTCGCTGCAGTAAGGGTACCCGTAAGTGTCAAACTACTAAACGTCACACCACTAATAGAGCCACCCGTAATCGAGACATTACTTGCATCTTGGGTTGACATTGTTCCGAGGCCAGTAATATCCGTGTTTGGGATACTTGCAGAGCCTGTAAAAGGTGAGCTACCATTACCCTTAACATAACCAGTGAGAGTAGAAACACCAGTACCACCATCAGCTACAGCAAGGTCAGTGATACCAGTGATAGAGCCACCCGTAATAGTTACACTATTAGCAGCTTGAGTTGCAATAGTACCAAGACCAAGATTAGTTCTTGCATCAGGAGCAGTAGATGCACCAGTACCACCATCAGCTACAGCAAGATCAGTGATACCCGTGATAGTACCTGCACTAATATTAACAGTGTCAGCAACCAGAGAGTCAATATTAGCTGTACCATCAACCCACAGATTACGCCATTCTTTGGTAGTAGAACCAAGGTCATAAACATCATCTGCGCCGGGGAGAACATGGCCATCACCAGTAACCTCTACACGAGTGACAACAGCACCATCAAGAGCAGTTTGAAACAACAGAGAGGTTTTATTTACGGTGGAGCTAAAAGTATCATCCGCTACAGCTTTAATAGTAGCAGCAACCAGAGTAGCATCGCCACCACCAGATACGTTAGGTGCTTGGAAGTCTACTGCACCAAGAGTCTCACCTGTAGTGATTGCCGTGTCATTTCGTTGTAGAGTAACAATACCACCAGTTGAAGTGATAACTGTAGCAGCACTTAGGGTAGCAGTACCTGCACTAATAGCAGCAGTATCAGCAACCAAAGAGTCAATATTTGCAGTACCCGTAATGTATAGGTCTTTCCACTCGCTGCCAGTTGCACCCAAGTCATAGGTATTGTCTGCAGAAGGGATTAGGTTAGAGGCAACATCTGCGGTAACAGTTACAGTATCAGTTGCAGCATTACCCAAAGTAGTATTACCGTTTACAGTAAGATCAGCCGTAATGGTAGCTGACTCATCTACCTGCAAGGTATCTACTTGGGCAACACCATCAATATAGATATTGCGCCACTCGTCCGTACTAGACCCAAGATCATGTGTATTGTCTGCAGAGGGGAGTAGGTTAGAGGCAACATCTGCAGTAAAAGTTACAGTGTCTGTAGCTGCATTACCTAGAGTAGTGTTACCGTTTACAGTAAGGTCAGCAGCAATGGTCGCAGATTCATCTACTTGAAGAGTGTCTACTTGGGCAATACCATCAATGTATAGGTTACGCCATTCATCTGTGGAAGCACCAAGATCATATGTGTTGTCTACAGAAGGGATCAAGTGAGAGGCTACATCAGCAGTGACAGTAACCGTATCCGTTGCAGCATTACCAATCGTAGTATTACCGTTTACAGTAAGGTTCGTGCTGATAGTGGCGTTCCCCGAAACGGTAAGGTTAGCCGCAATGGTAGCAGACTCATCTACTTGGAGGGTATCAATATTAGCAGTACCATCAATAAACAAGTCCTTGAACTCAAGGGTGGTTGTTCCTAGGTCAACAGTATTGTCGGTTTTAGGGCGGATTGCGCCAGTAGTAATAACAACATCCTGAACAGGGCCAACACTAATGATAGGCGCTCCACCACCAACAGTACCATCATGAGTATGTCCTGTGGTTGCATCCATAGCAGATTGGATTGCGTCAAACTCTCCATCTAGGTCTGAAGCATTGATCACGTTGCCATTGGCAATGTTATTTGAGGTATCGTTACGAGTATAACCTGTTGCCATTTTACTGCCTGTCGTTGTTAAGGTACTCTATGGTAATAGCATCCAAAGAGAAAGGAGGTGTTATGCTAGTGAAACTGTACTGAAGACTTATAGTGAAACCAGAACCAACCATCTGTGAAGTAAAGGAGTATGTCAGTTTACCTCCGTATGTTGCAGTCCCGTATGTGGCAGCACCATAAAAGAAAGGGCTGTCAGCAGTGTTCTCCAACAGTATTTGTGGGGGTTGAATTACACCAGCTTGGCTAAAGTTTAATTCGGGAGAAACCGAACCAGAGATAGAGCCTTCTGGGTTGACGTAGGTAGTCAACTTGTACAAAGTCTTTCTTACCCTAGGGTCACTCAGTGGAATGTGTGGGGTAAAATACTGAGCAGAGATAACCGTACCATCAAAACTATTCCCAGACTCCAAACGGTATACATAACCATCTTTATTAGCAAACAAGATCGTTTCAGAAGCATCTGCGCTAGAATAGATACCATCAGACACATACGCAAGGATACCACTTAGCTCTGCCCAAGCCATACCCTGTACTGTTTGGTCTGCGAACTGTGTAGCTATCACACCAACAGCAGTTTCAGGCGTTCTGTTAGAAGCATAACCAAAAAGCCTATACTGGTTTTTACCACGAATTACGCAAGAAGTAAAGCTAGTATTTGAAGATACAAGATCATCTACTTCAGATTGGATTGGACGGGATGCAACAGCAAAACCAAAGTCACCAATCTTATCCGTTGCGCTGAGAAGTCTAACACCATCAGGCCCAAGAAAAGCAATATCACCACCAACCTCTTGGATAGTGTCTGTTCTAACACAACCAATGTCAGCAGAGATAGGCTGCAACTGGAAGTCTGAGATAGTGTTGCCTACCAACCTGTGTATCTGGTTAGTACTAAAGATGATTAGCTGTTCACGAAAAACAATTAAGCCTGTAACATTATGTGTTAGGCTGATTATACCTGCTCCATTAGCAGAAGAAAAATCTGCATCCGTATAAGGTGCAGTGAAAGCTAGACTTGTACCTTTTGCAAAGAATAAATGGTTCTTAAACTGAACCACATGAGTAGCCCCAAGAACATCTGAGGGGGCGCTAGTGATTACAGAAAAGTTAGAGCCTGAATACTTAAATGGGCGATTAGCACCATCTACACCCACAATCGTAGGTGTACCCGTGAAGTTGTATCGTTCGAACCGCATCTTTGTGCTGTCAGTCAAACCAGAGCTTAGGAATGTGATAGCAGTATTATCAGAGGGTGAAGATGCCAGTGCAGGAGAAATAGATAGGGTTGCACCACCAGAAGTTACAGTGACACCACTAACAATGGTGTATACTTTTTGCACCCCTGCGAGAGTAAAGGTATCACCCTGCTGGGGAGTACCAGTAAGCCCATCAACTACAAGACTGGTACCAGTTTGACTTCCCCCGTTGACAAGTACAGTGCCATAGGACGGAGTATTGATTCTGATCCAGCCTGTTGCATCAGAAGACCAAAGGTTACTTCCACGAGCAGCAATAGCTCTTTGCCCGAAGTACGCAAGACCTTCGATTAAGCTTGTATTATTTCCAAAAGTTACCGCAGCTTTATCTGCAGGAGAAGACGCCATAGAAGCATTTAGTGTCAGGGTTGCATTTTTAGTGGAGCTATCAAAAGATACTGCTGACACTGTATACGTGCCAGTTACACCTGAGATAGTAAGCGTATCGCCTACAACGGGGGTATCATAGATATTCGCAATAATGAGTGTTGAACCTGTCTGACCACTGCCCTGTACAAGAGGCTCACCATAAGGTGGGACAAAAGCGGAATCAAATTTTGTGTAACCTAGGATACGCTTGTAACCACCCTCAATAGAAGGTTCAAAGTTAACTAAACGTCTAGCTGATCCCGGTGCAGTAATACCTTGTTGAAGCGGGGAAATGTTTGTAACAAGACCCCCTTTAACTTCAATAGGGAATGTTTCCCATGCTGTTGGCATATTATCCTATCCGCATATTCATAGAATCACCTCTGGTGATACGGGTGTCTCTAATATACTCATAGCGATTGATATAGAGAGAACGCATATCCTTAATACCTGCATCAAATTTCTGTAGGTGTAGGGTAGCATCCTGAGTATTGCCACGGAAAGTATATGCGTAATACATAGCACCATCTACGATAACAGAACGGAATTGCTCTGGGTAGACAGGAACATCTGTAGCACTATCTAGGCTAACGGTGTTCTTGTAGTATTCATATACCAATACATAAGCATTATTTGGTACAGGGTGAACCCCGTAGTATTGATTAGGCGCTCTAAAGACTCTCTTGGGTAGACTTCTGATAGAGGTATTCGTGGTGTTGTATTCATCATCTAGATAATTCTCTAGATATTCCTCGTAAGCAACGATCTGCAATTTCTGAGTAGTGTTATTAAAAGTATCATCACGTTTGATACGGAAAGAATCAAAGTCGATTGTCTTTGCATCACTAGGGTAAGCGTAACGTACTGTACCTGCAGTTAGAGTTTGCTCTTTTACTTCATGATTGAAGGGCCACTCAAACTGGTTCTGCCCAAGGTACTGCAGTGCAGAGTTAACAGAGTCTTTAGCCGCAGAGTAGAAACCTATAGCAGAAGCAAAGTTAGCCGAGGTCAACTCAACTTCATTGAGCCTACGATTCACATCATTCACAAGGCCAAGAAAATTGTAAGCTGACACGTTGTCTATCCTTAAAAGTTAAAAGAGTACCCCCGTGAAGAGGTACTCTCTGTTAT